AGTCGAGGTGGTGAGTGGGCACCGCTTACGCGGTGGTGATGTTGTAGCCGACGCCGATCCAGTCATCGGTCACAGGCTGCAGCGGCTTCCACGTGCCGCGCCACGACGTGATGACGTTACGCAGGCCCTTGAGGGGCTGATCGTACATGATGGAACTGAGTTGCCGGCGGTCCACCATTGCGGCGGACGGCAGGTGCACGAAGATGACCACAGAGTCGGTCTTTGTGCTGTTGTCATAGATGCCGCTGTCGTTGCAGTCGGCCCACACCGCAAAGCTGTCGTAGACGCCGGCGCCGTAGAAGTCCATCAGCGCGCCGTTGCGCACCAGCTCGTCACCCATCGGAGTGCTGCGCTCGTAGACCTTGTTCTTGTTGGTGCTGTTATCGATGAGGGTGAACATCTTGGGCTTGAGCTTGCTCGGGATCAGCAGCGCCCACTGCCCGGCCGGTCGCGCGTAGTACTTCGAGGTCGCCTGCGCCCACAGCTTCAGCAGGTTGTCGCCGTTGAATGTCGAGCAGTCGAGCGTGTTGCTCATGCTGTTCATGGCGATGTCACGCAGGCCATCCCACGCGGCCTCAGCGGAGGTCGAGGTGTACGACTTGCCCGTATCTTGGTGCGTGCCGGTGGTGTCACCGTTGACGATCGCGGAATCGAGCGTCTCGGCCATGAGCCGCACGGTGTGCGCCTGAAACAGCGACGCGGCGGCGACCACACTCTCCTCGTCGAACTCGTCAGACCACGGGATGCGGCAGACGAGCTTCTTGCTCGTGATGGTCAGCGCTGCGGAGGTCGGCGTGGTGCTGGTGTAGTCGGCCGCGGCGTCGGTCGTCGCCTCACCAGCAAGATACACCGTGCCACCAGTCGGCGAGTAGGGCAGAACCCAGGACTGCTTCGGCGCCGTGATGCGCTGGAACAGGCCGGCGATCTTCGCCTCCTCGTAGACCCGTTCGATCAGGTTCGAGGAGTAGAGGGTCGGCGCCCACTCCGCGCCACCCGTAGCGGTCGCGGTGTCAACGGCGCGCGTGAACGCCGGGAACCGCGCCTCCAGCATGTGCCAGTAGTCGAACGTCTTGACGCTGGGGCGCACCTCGACGCCATCACCGCGCATGTAGCCCCGCACGGCGGTCAGGGTGTGCAGAACATCCCAATGCTTGCGGAAGGCCACGATGTCTTCCTCGCCCTCGCTGGGGTCGAGGACGGCGGTAGTGATGTCGGGCAGGCTCTTGATGCGGCCGAGAACCTTCTCGTCCTTCTCGGCCTCGGCGGGGTCGAGGGCCGGCCGGCGCGTCTCCGCCAGCTTGCGCTCGGCGGCGACCTTGGCCTCCTCGGCGGCGGTCAGCTTCTCCTGCAGTTCGGCGACCTTGGCGGCCCCCAGGTCCAGCGCGGGGGCGGCGGGCTCCGGCGTGAGTTTGCTCTGCAGAGCCTGCAGAGCCTTGATGTGTTCGTCGGTCACAGCGGCCGGCTCCACGCCATAGGCCTCTGCGGCGATGATTACGAGTTTCTCGCGGTCCATGATGGTTAGTCCAGAATCGGGAAAGCCACGCTCGCGCGCGGCCCTCGGTGGTACCTCACCCTACTCGCGCCCGGCTACGCAGGTAGCGACAGGCGCGGCCTTTGCGGCAGTGTCAGCCTCGGCTTCTCCGGCAGCAACAGAACGCATGGGCCTGCGCTCTTGCCATCGTCGCCGTCTGCGTCTCCGTCCGCTGGCGTGCTGCGGCTGGCGTCGTCCTTCGCGATGACCTCCTGCAGCGCCGCGACAGCGTTGTCCACGGCGGTGCGGTTGGCCTGCGAGAGGACGCGGCCGGCCTTGGCTACGGCGAGTGCCGCGAACAGGTTGCGCTGCTGCGGATGGATCTCCAGCAGGTCAGCGAGTTGCTCGAAGGCGCCCATGAGTGCGGCGAGTTGCTCGGGGCATAGGTCTGCCCCGGACTTGCGCCAGTGCTTGCGGATGTTGCTGATGCTCAGCGCTGCCGTGCGTACGCGCTCCACGTTCACGAGGAAGCGCACCTGCTCCGGGTCGCTGTCGTCGCGCAGGTCAGGCATGTCGAGACCCATCGCCTTCGCGAGCTGAATCGACGCGCCAGGGTTGCAGGGGATCGCGCAGACGGCCGTCTCCATCCAGTCGATGCGCTTCCAGACGAGCGTGTCCTGGTTCTCACTGAACCAGGGCCCGAAGCCATAGCCCGTCGTGCTCGACGGCTTCTCACTGGGTGGCACAAGCTCATAGTCTGCCGTGCCGTCCGGGTGCGGGCCATAGCTCCGACTGTACGGATTGAACCCGATGCTTAAGCTGCGGAAGATGCCGTCCTCGAGCAGCCCGCGCACGTCCCTCCCCTGCTCGGTCTTGTCGGTGACGTAGCCCTCGAGCAGCGTGCCCGCGTCCGTCACCTCGACGCGCAGGCCCTTGCCGATCGCGCGTCCGTGGCTGTCGGTGATAACAGGGTTGCGCAGGTAGCGCTCTGCGGCCTCGCGCATGGCGTCGCTGCTGACGACCTCGCCCATGCGGTCAACCTGCGGCGTGCTGGCGAGGCCGACGAACACACCCTGCGCGGCGTCGAAGCTCTTCATCTCCCAGGGCACGACTGCGAGGCGCTCGAAGGTGGGCATGAGTATGCTCCTAGTCTACGGCGACCAGTGTGCAGCGGCAGTTGCAGATGTTGCCTGCGCTGCCGGCCGGGTCGCCAGGGAACTGGAGGCTCTCACCCGTAGCCTCGAAGTCGGCACTGATCTTCTGCTGCTCACCGTGCGCGGCCGTGTGGTCGAACTCGTCCCCGCGGTCGTTGCCGCGGACCAAGTCGTCGTTGGCGGTGACCCACTCCTTGACCTCGGCACCGTTCGCCTCGTAGCAGTCGAGGGCACCGTAGTTGTTGGCACCCACCGTCTCCGTGCGGGCCACACACTGCGCGCGGAAGCTGGCATAGTCCTCCGCGTTGTCCTGGATGCGGCGCGCGATCTCGTCCGCGCCTACCCCGTCCTCGACGCCACGCTCCAGGATGGCCTTGAGGTCCGCGTGCATCGTCTTCGGCAGCGTCGTCACCTGCAACTCCTTGTCCTCCAGCCAGTCCACCACCTCAGGGCGCTGCATGTTCCAGGCGTCGCCGCCGATCTCCGCAATGGCAGCATCCGCGCCGAGTTGCAGCGCCGCCTCCACGTGCGGCATGAGGCGCTTGCTGAAGACCTTGCCGGCCGCGTCCACGTCAAACAGGATGCGGTCCGGGTCGGGGATAACGACCTTGACGCGCGCGAACGCCTTGCCCCACTTGCGCAGGTTGGCGGCGACCTCGCTCATGTAGCGCAGGTACAGCTCGGCGGCGGCGGCGGCCATAGGCTCCTCGACGGTGGCGCGCCGGTCGTCCACGTCCTTCATGTACGCGACGTGCTCAGTGCTGCCGAGGGGGCCGTAGCGCAGGGCCTTGACGACGTGCACGGCGGGCGCGCGCACCAGCCGAAAGGCCTTGGCCGGCGGCGGCGGTGGCTCTTCATCTTCGTCCGGCTGCTCCTGCTCCTCGTCCTCGTCAGGCGCCGGCTTCTGCGCGCCAGGGGGTAACTGCAGCACGGGTGTGGGCGGCTTCTCGCCGAGGGGGCGGATGTTGCCACTCACGTAGACGACATCGGCCGCAGCGTCCTCCAGCGCGTCAAGACCCGCCTCCGCACGCGCCTCGTTGACAGTCATGTACGGGACGCCCACTGCCGGCTGTAGGCGCGCCATGACCTCGTTGCGGTTCTCCTGCAGGGCCTCCACCTTTGTGCGGTCGGGGCGCAACTCCAGGTCCCGCGAGTAGCGCGGTACGAGGGACTGGTTCACCCGGCCGAGCAGGTGCGTGATATGGCCGTCGAGGATCGTGTCGCCCCAGAAGATGCGCTTCTGCTCGTTCGTGTTCGCGTAGGTGGCGCCGTCGAGCAGGCCAACGATGACCGGGGGCACGCCGAGGCTGGAGAGGATCTCCTCGCGCATGATCTTCCCGAGAGCGGTGAAACCGCCGTCCTTGTTCAACTGCGCCAACTGCTGCCACTTGAGCCCGCCACCGAGGAACATGGTCTTGCCAGCGTTCTTCGCGCCACCGAAGACCTCGTGGAACTGCTCGCGCGCAGACTTCTGCTGCTCCGGCGGCACGGTACCCTCGGCCGTGAACATGCCGGCGGGTACGGCCTGGTGCTTCAGGAAGGCATGGTTGAACTCACGAATAGCCTTGTCTGTGTTGACAGATGTCTCCAGCGGCTGAATCGCGCTCTGCCCATAGAAGTCGTTGACGGGATTCCACTGGCGGAAGTGAATGATCTGCTCGGCCTCGTAAGGCGTCGCTTTTCCGCCGACCTTATAGACGTAGCGCAGCGTGCCGTCGCGCTGTGGCTTGATTTCTACGCGGTCAGGGCGCAGAGGGAAGATGGCGCGCACGTCGGTGCCCTTGCCGTCCAGGAGCCAGTAGGCGTTGCCAGAGAGCAGCTCATAGCCTATGGTGCTCGCAACGAGCCACGGCAGGTCGTCCGTCTCGTTCACATAGTCAAGCAGCTCCAACAGCGGGTGCTGCTCTACCTGCTCGTCAGTGCGCTTGTTGATGAGGTCATAGACGACGGACCCGCAGGCCCGGGCAATAGCGTAGATGCAGCGCTGCGTCCACAGGCTGACCTGGTACGCGAGAAGGTAGTTCTCTTGGTCGATGCCGGGGCTAACGTTGCTCTCGGCGTTCCAGAGTACGGCATAGCCATTGCCGGCGCTGGCCTGCGCCTTCTCCTGTGCAGGAGTGCGCGCGCCTCGCCATCGGGTGTAGATGTCCAGTAGGCTCATGCTCTGTTACCACGTCTCGATGGTGTAGACACCTGCGCCCTCCAGCAGCCCCAGCACTCCGTACCTGAGCGCATCCATGCCGTGATCGTTGACCTTCTCCGGCTCATCGTTGCGGATGGTCCCGTCCGAGCGCTGCTTCCAGATGTACATGCCGAGTTCGGCGATAGTCTCGACGCAGGCTTCGGCGAACCGTATCTCATCAGCCGCGAACCGTGACGCCACCGCCGTGATGCCCGGCAGCACACGGTTGTTGGCGGCAACGGCCTGACAGTCGCCGATGCGCAGAGCGTCGATGTTACCCGGCTCGGCCGGGTCGCAGAGGAAGACGCTGGCTCCCCACTTGTCACGCAGCCGCTGTCCCTGCGTCACCCACCAGTCGAGCCCGCGCTGCCGCTCGTAGACCTCTTCGAGCACCCAGTAGCGCCCCGCCGCGTCGAGCCCTACAACGAGCATTACACCCGGGTTGGTCCAGCCCCAGTCAACACCCACCACCACACGCAGCAGGCTCTCCCCCGCGGGCGGCTCCGCTACGTGGTGCGCTGCGTCAAACTGCGGGTAGACGAGCCCCTCCCACGCCACATACTCGCCGAGCACCTCCTGCCGCCAGTAGAGGCTCCCCTCGCCATGCTCGCGGCGCAGGCGGTCGAGGTAGTCCTGTGGCAGCGTGCGGTTCTGGAAGGTCGTGGCGCGGATGATCTCCAGACCCTCGCGCGGCGTGCCGAGGACGCGGCTCGTCCAGTTCATACCCTTGGGCGTGAATGTGAAATATGCTTGCCGCGTGCCGCGCGGGTCGCTCAGGCGGTCCTGCAGGTAGTTGTACGCCTGCTGCGACCAGAGGCCGACCTCGTCCCCCACCATCCAGCCGAGCGTGGCGCCGAGCAGACCCTCCGGGTTGTCCGTGCTACGCAGCAGCATCGTGCCGCCGCCCGGCAGGCTGATCGTGCCCTCCGTCTTGTTGCGCTGCCAGCGTCGCACCATGCCGAGCTTGTCGCCGAGCGTCACAAGGTGCGGCTCCGCGGCCTGCCCCAGTTGCTTGTACGTGGGCGCCACGTACATGCCGACCACGCCGGGCTGCTCCGCCAGCATCAGCAGCGCCTTAAGCACGCCGGCCCAGGTCTTGCCAGAGCGTGCGCCACCCTGGAAGACTACGTTGCTGGCGGTGCTGGAGAGGAACTGTAGCTGCTCGTTGCTGGCCTCGATCTCAACCGTCTTCGGCTGGCGTCTCATCGTCGCTACTCTCGGGCGCTGGTGCGTCGGGCTCCGGGTCTACGAAGGGCATGATGGTGACCTGCAGGAGCCCGGTCAGTTCGCCGTCTATGGTCGCCGCCTTCCTCTCCGTCACCACGCCCTTCGCCGCCGCGAGCTTGGCAAGCAGGTCCACCTTCACCTTGAGCCCGCCGAGCTTCGCGTTGTCGTTGTCGCCGGTGCGCATGAGCCTGTCTGCCTCGCCG